CCTTCTGTTGTGCATCACCACCAATTGCTTTTGCAGCTGCAGCGGCCTTCTTACCAATCGCTTTCTCTTCACGATCTTCATCGGCACCTTTTTCAACTTTAGCTTCTGGATCAGCACCACCAACATCGGCAACTTCGCCACCGGGTGTTACTGCATCGATCTTCTTTTTACCTTCAGCTGGAGTGGCACCCTTAGTTTGGGCATCACTAGCCTCTTCGAGTTCCGCAATCACTTCTGCTTCCAACTCTTCGATTGTTTGTTCTAATTCTGACATAGGGTGTCTCCTTACCTTTGTAATGATTATTTATAAATTAAAGTCTTTTAAGAAACTTAGCAAATGCTAGAGCTTCCTTGTTTGCGTTTCTTTGACGTTGCTTCACATCAAATTCTCTCTTCATCTCTACCATTTCCGCTTCCAACAATGCTCCGTTGTTCCAAACCCACTCTTTACCTTCCATAATACCTTCAACAAAAGCGTTTGGTGCGGAAGGATCAGCAACAATGTCTGCTGCTGTTGCGAGATAGAAGTCGTCCCGCACATAACTTGCACCGCCCTTTTCGTCTAAACTACCCATTCCCCGTGAGGAAACACCTAGTTTTGCACCTTCGTCCATAAGACTCTTCACAATCTCACCCATAGGCGTAGACATAATCTTCGCCTCTCCAATAAAGTTCTTTCCCTCTGGCACCAAAGACGTAATCATATGTGACACTCGTTCCAGATTGACGGTTGGCCCGTCTGGATGTCCAAGCTCACCAAATGCACGTTTCTCTTTAATAAAATTCTTATTGTACTTTGTAACTTCTTTCTGAAGAATTTCCATAGGATACACCCGACCATTACGGTTCTTGATGTCAGCCTGCATAAAAATGCCACGAATCTTGTAGTCCTTACCACCGCCCTCTTTTGCTTCAGTGATATACTCTACGTCTTCTACTGCCTCTGAAAATAGTTTCATTGTTTTATCCTTATGCCGTCCAAGCGTTGTCTTTTTTAAATTCTAAAATAACAAAACCAGAAGTGCCTCTCGATTCTCCATTGATATCAGAGGATGTTACAGTTGTATTTGTTGCAGTTCCCTTGATTAATCCAGCAGAACCATCATAGTGCCCTGTACCAGCAAGTTGTAGTGCAACTACATTTGCCGAAGAGCCGATAAACTTAATGATTAAATCACCAGTGTTTGCTGCAGCAGTACCCTGAGTGAGGGCCCACCAAGCACGGGACAGGTTTAATTTACTACCATTTGCAAAACCAGAAAGCCCGCCTGCATCAAGAATGAGGTTGTCAGCAGTATCATTATCAAAGATTGCCTTTACCGTTACGATACCACCAGCAGCTGGGGCATTCACAATCGTATCTCTTAATGTTGTCGTTACAAATGACATCTATCTCTCCTAGATCGCTAACATTTCTTTTTCAAAATATCCAAGAAGTTCCCTCTCAGGGACTTTAAATTTCTTTGATACATCGGTAATCGTTCTTTCGAAACTATTTAGGAAATCTGAAGGTTTCGCATCCATTTTTTTGAACAAATCGTCCACTGCGTCCTTCATTTTGGGTGAAAGACGCTTATATTGACTAGATTTCTTGTGTTCATCCCGTTCAACAACGGTTGACTCATAGATTTCCTCAATCCGTTTCATTTACATCTGCTTCCTTGTCCATATAACCTGACTTAACAAATGTGTTTGCAAGTTCTCTGCGCTTAACTTCTAGCGCATTTCCGACCCGTGCGGCCATTGTGATACTAAACGCTTTCTCAGCTTCGATATTATTACTACTCACAAGAGCGTCTACAAATTCCTTACTCATAATTACTTTCCTCCATTAAATTTCTGATCATCATCTGGTTTACCATCTTGTGTTGGGTCTTCATAGTCTGGCATCTGTTCTGGTGGAATAACACTACCATCGCCATCCTGTGGATACCTTGTGATACCGTCACCGCCATCCGGCATATCAATACCACCATCCAATGGATCAGTTTCAAGTTCTTTCTTCATCTGAACTCGCATCTCTTGAATTTCTGCATCAGTCATATTCAGAACCTTCTTCAATACAAATTCTTTACTGAAGAATGTACCAATGTAAGATTGAATACTATCAAGTGTCTGAATACGATCATTAAGAAGTTCTGCATCCTTCAACTCTGCAAAGTGACCATCTTCCATAAAGTCATACTGAATATGTTCTTGCATACGAGGCCAATCTTCTGGTGAGATTACGCCTTTAAGGAGTAGGTTAGTCTTGAGCAAGTCAGTGAATAGGGCGACAAATTTCTTACGAATACGTTGTACGAACTTAGTGAACTTGAGCTCGTCTCTAGTAATTTCTGATGCCCTTCCCATACTGAATCCGTTTTCAGCTTCAAGTCTTGAAATCGGCACATTAAGTGAACGGTATAGTTTTCGTTGGAAGTATACGATATCATCTATTTCCCCAAGATTAGCAGCGCCGGGTAGTGTACTAATCTCTGTGCCTCTACCACCCTCACGGCGAGGCAACCAGAAATCTTCAAGCATTGACATATGATTTCTATCATCTCGAATTTCTCCCGTAGTTGCATCGTAAACCAACTTGTTACGATAACGGTTCATCACATCTTTTAGATACTGTTCTGCTTTGATCTTTGGTAGATTACCGACATCAATATAAAAAATTCTACGTTCTGGCGCACGAACGATACGATAGATAACAATCGCATCCTCGATCATACGCAACTGGTTAACTGGTTTGATTGCTTTTTGAAGATGCGAGATAACTCGACCTGAGTTACTGTCAAGGAGTCCTGATGGAACATAGACAATCGAATCCGCAGAAATTTTAATTCCCTGATCATTGCCCTGCGAACCTACGTTTGCAAAACCCTTATCGCTGTAGATGAAATACTCATCTACCTTACTGACCATTTCGACGCCATTCTGGTCTACGCTAGGAGCTTTCGTTGTTTCCCGAACCTTACGAATCTTAGTTGGATCAATAAACCTTAGTTGTGATAAACCCCTCTGTGGGTCTTTGTTGTCGATAACTTTGTGGTAATACAACCTACCATCAACATACCAACGACGAAAGATATCATGACCCTTCTCATTAAAATTGAGAAGACGCAAGACTTCCATAAACTCTGCTCTAATACGTTTTTTAATTTTGTCTGGATAAGGTAAGTTAGTTAAATCGATGTTTACTGGAATATCATTTAGATTTGAAATGATCCCTTCATTCACAATATCTTCAACCGCAGCATCACACTCCGATTGCATAGAAATATCTCTATAACGACGAATGAGGTCAATGTCAGAGCGTTCCCGCCCATCTGTATCTAGTACAGATGAAAAGAACCCACCGCCTGCAACCTCAATTGCGCCGTCATCAGGAGTGGGGTCAGTGAAAGTTTTTCCACTGAGCCCCTGATCCTTTTTTGCTTTTTGTATTGAAAAGCCGAATAATTCTGCCATAATATTTTTATCTCCTACCGTCTATTTAGTAGGTTCAAATTAGAAGTTTACGCCTGAAGCTTCGAAGTGTTGATAGCTCCAACTAACTGAGAATTCTTCAACTGCACTTTCACTATCCATACTCAGGTCAATTGCAGAACCACTTGTCGTTGGCCAACAGTTACGAAGAATATATGTCTTCAGAACTGTTTCGTCACGATCCAGTTGTTCAATAGTCAAGTCTGTCTGATAGTCAGAAGGAGATACAACACCAGTATTCAATGCGAAATCATTGATACCATTTGACCAGCGTTCAATTGCGTTTTTAATCATAAAGTCAGTGTCATTAAGAAATGTAGTTTCCCAAGCTTCTGGAACAGCGGCATCACCCGCCATGAAGATTGTACGACCACGGAATTTCAATTCAATTGGAGTGATTGCACGGGTTGGTAATGCCGCAGCCTTAACAAGAAACGAGGTTCTACGAGTATCAAGACCGATTGCGATACCTGATGGTGGAGTAATAGTTACCCTAAATTGGTTGGCTCTTGCACCACCACCGATTAAACTTGCTTTAAAGTCATCTATGTTAGCCATGATTAACCTCCCACCTCACTAAACGCAACACCAGTTCGAACGGCGATGAAGTTTAGTGTAATAAAGTTGATTGACCTTGCTGGTTTGATGTAGATGTCACCAATAAACTCGTTACGGTCAATGACCTCACCAGTGTTATTAGTTGAATCACAAACTACCTTAAAGTCGAAAATACCTCTACGACCCTGCACATCCCGCAAGAAGGGTTCTACCAGATTACGGAACTGAGCTCTTGTAAATTCATCGTTGAACTCAAAGAGTTGGAACTTAGAAGCAGTGGCAATTGCCTTCTCAAGAACAAGGAACAGACGCCGCACGTTAATGCGGTCAAATGCACTTGGTTTTGTAAGAGCAGTCTTATCACCAAAGAGTGTAACACCCTGACCGGGAAAGTCAACCACTGGGTTGATCCGTGCCTTGTAGAGAATGTCACGATCTGCTTTCTGTGGGTTGTATGCGAGTTTAATTGCACCACGAACACCACCACGATTATAACCAGCTGGTGAGAACCAAGGGTCTGCAACACCATCAGTGTATGCACAAAGACCAGCGATATCACCATTCAAAGGAACAAATCGATACACATCACTATATTTGTCATACATGTACTTGTATCCACTGTCGAATACCATGTATGAAGATGATGGGCACTTGTCAAACGCATCCTTGACATTTTCTGTCTGAGTGATAGATGATGTTACACCAACTGTCGCAGCACGATAGGGTGATACGAAACCAACGCAATCTCTACGAAGTTCACAAAGATCAGTAATCATGGTTACAAAAGTATCCTGACCAGCTTCTGTATCTGCAACACCAGAACTTGGACCACCCATAATTAGGTTGATGTCAAGATTTTCTGTGTCAGCAAACTTGTCATAAGCAAGTTCAATTTCACCAGCAGTAACAGAGTAATCGTCCGTTCCACCAGTTAGTGTATCAACTGTAACACCACTCACTAGTGTAAAGTCTGTTCCTGTTGCAATATCTGTACCCCAGTTAGTACCTGCTGCAATATGATCTGTCCAGTAGATATAGTTGGAACCACGAAAAATAACATCTGGATAGTAGTTACCACCACCTTGAGTAGTTTTTGCAGCGGAGTTCTTAGACATTCCCGACCATACCTCAATAACTGAGGATGTACGCTGTCCCTTAACATCAACATCATAACCTGTGATGTCACCAGTTTTATCATAAACTACAACATGCAATTCATCTAATTCACCACGACCGTTTGCAATTGACCAATCAGATGTGCCGGGAGCACTGTCAAAGAGGTCACTGAAACGCCACCGACGACGAATGAGAGAGTTATCAG